AAATGGTTGATAGACTGCTTGACATTCTGGCTGATAAATTAACTGAGCGCCTGAGCGCAGGACACAAAGAACTGTACACTGCAAAAGAGCTTGCAGAGCGGTACGGGGTATCATGCGCCACGATTCGCAGCAAGATGGCTGCCGGAGAGTTTGGAGAACTCGTTAGTGTCGGCGAGAGAACGCGGCTTGTGCCGTGGGCAGGAGTGCAGGCTTACGAATCTACACACACAGGAATAAGCGCAAAAGGGACTTCGGAAAAGCACAGGGCCGTTTCGCATGGCAATCCGGGTCCGATTTGACAAATAAAAAGGCACCGTCCCGTTGCAGCAGGACGATGCCGAAAGGTGCGATGCGCCGAACCGCTTCAAGGAAAGGCTGCATCATCGTTTTTTAGTGTAACTTATTTCTGGCTGGAAATCAAGTACAAGAGAAAGTTTGTAGCTATGACCTATGAGGAACAGATTTCTTTGTTTGAAGCACTTGCGCTGAATGGTGCATGGAGCAACGCGGCCTGCACCGGCTACTGTCTTCTGGCTATGCAGAGAGCCGGGCTTGACAAGAAGACCATCGAAAAGGTGCTGCATGAACTGCACTGGGCATTCGATGACACCAGCGTTGAGCAGGCCGAGAAGATCTATTGCGGTGGGGAGGAGTAAAGATGCAGGAATTGTTGATGTTCATGTACCACCTCACCCCCGAACAGGCGGCGGCTCGTGTCCCGCTGTTCCAGTTCTGGCTGACCGCTTTTGGAGCGGCTCTGCTGATCTGGCTGGACAGTAAGGGCGTGTTCGATGGTTTTGGAGCATGGCTCGCCTGTGTCCTCCGTGATACACGGGTAGGCGATCTGCTCCGAAAGTTTATGTGATTTCGGGCTTGTCCCGGTTGTTTTTCTGAAAGAAAAGGAGATTTCAATGAAGTACGGAAGAAGTTTGCAGGAGCTGGCGATTGAGCTTGACCGGCAGGCCAAGGTCAAAAAGGACTACGTTGCCACGGCGGGTGCTATGCAGATGACCGCCGTCAACGAGAACTTTGACCTCGTGATCGGAAACACTCCGTTCCAGCTGAACGAGAATGCCCACCGTCAGTTGGGATTGCAGCTGAAGATTCCGGCACCCTACTATGAGCGGATGCGGGCAGAGAACCCCGGCTTGCTGATGGCAAACGTCAATGGCTGGTTCCAGCAGTCCCCGGACACCCGCCGCATGGTGCGTACCCTTGACGGAACAGCTCGCGCCATCCTCTCCGACCGCTACCGTCGCATCGACAACTACGAGGTTGCCCAGACGGTCCTGCCGATTATTTCTGAAATGCAGGGCGCCCGCATTGAAAGCTGCGAGCTGACCGATACCCGCATGTACATCAAGGTGGTCAATGAGCGCATCCAGACCGAGGTGGTGCCGGGGGACATCGTTCAGGCCGGTATCCTGATTTCTAATTCTGAGGTCGGCATGGGCAGCGTTTCCGTGAAGCCGCTGATTTACCGTCTTGTCTGTACCAATGGCATGGTGGCGGATGTGGGTGTTGGCAAGCGCCATGTTGGCCGCATCAATGAAAGCGTGGATGGCGATTTCGGGATTTTCCGGGATGAGACCATCGAAGCCGATGACCGGGCGTTCCTGATGAAGATTGAGGACACCGTTCGGGCGGCGGTCGATGAAGCCCGGTTCAATGCACTGGTGCAGAAACTCCGGGATGCCAAGGAAGCGCCCATTCTCCCGGCGGCGGCTCCCAAGGTGGTTGAGCTTGCGGCCAAGGAGTTCAACATCCGCCAGAACGAGAGCGAGGGCATTCTGGGACATCTTATCGCGGGCGGTGACCTTTCCCTCTATGGTCTGGCAAACGCTGTCACACGGCACGCGCAGGACGTGCAGAGCTACGACCGCAGCACTGAACTGGAAGCCACCGGCTACAAGATCATCACCATGCAGCCTTCGCTGTTGAAGCGCTGGAATGAGGAGGTGAGTACCGTATGAGCGGCAGACACATGAATGCCCGGCCCAAAAGGCTGACCCGCAAGCAGAAAGAAGCCCTTTCCGCACAGGGCTGGGATTCCCGCCTGTACCTCTGCGTCCGGGATGCCCCGGATCACATGGTTCTGCTGAACCGTACCACTGGCAAGACCGTCATGTTCCACAAGTAAACTAACCAAGAGAAAAGGAGTAAACATTATGATTCGCAACCCCAATGACATTCAGGATGGCGCAAAGAAAATCCGTATGCTGATTGCTGGCTACCCCGGCATCGGCAAGTCCACTCTGGCCCTGTCCGCACCTCGTCCGCTGCACATCGACTGCGATTTCGGCATTGACCGCATCGAGCCCCGATACCGTATGCCGTACATCCAGCCCCGCAGCTACGATGAAATCCTCGGAGATCTCAAGCCGGAGAACGTGCAGGACTTTGAAACGCTGGTGTTCGACACGGCCGGCAAGCTGATTTCCCTGATGGGCCTGTGGGCCATCAAGCAGAATCCCAAGTATGGCCAGCGTGATGGCAGCCTGTCCCTCAAAGGTTACGGCTTCGTAGGCCGTGAGTTCGTTCGACTGATGGACTACTGCTTCTATGAGTTGAAGAAGAACATCGTGGTCGTTTTCCACGCTACCGAGGAAAAGGATGGCGACAACACCCGGCTCCGCATCAAGGTCGAGGGTCAGACCAAGAACAACGTGTGGGAGCCCATGGATCTGGGCGGCTTCGTGGAAATGTACGGCAATGACCGCACCATTGGCTTCTCCAACTGCGAGAAGTATTTCGCCAAGGGCACCCGTGGCATCCACGGCATCTACAAGATTCCGACCCTCACCCCCGGCAGCCAGAACGACTTCCTGACCAAGCTGTTCGAGGAGTACAACAGCAAGGCTGCCGAGGAAGTAGCTGCAAACGCCAAGGAGAACGAGGCGTACGAACAGGTTATGCAGGAGGGCAGCAAAATCATTGCCAGCATCAAGGATGCAGACACCGTCAACGCCGCTATGCAGCCGTTCAAGAGCTTGCAGCATCACCTGACTTCCAGCCGGGAACTGAACGCTATGTGGAAAGCCAAAATCGTTGCCCTCGGTCTGGTATTCGATTCCAATGCGGTTAAGTATGTTCCCAAGTCCGCAGAGGAGGCGCAGTAAATGGCTGCATACCTCATTACTCACTCGCTGCTGTCCTCGTGGCTGCACCTTATCCGGGAGAATCCCTACGAGGATTTGACCACCGAGGGCGACCCTCTGGCGGAATTCATGCTGGTGCTGAAACGTGAACCTACACCTCGCACAGAGGCCATGCAGAACGGCATCGACTTTGAGAGCCTCGTGACTGCCATTGTCAACGGCCACGATGACCCCAACAATCCGTGGAGCTGGGCTGCCGGGCAAATTGCTGCCATCATCAATGGTGGGCAGCTGCAGTTCAAAGCCCGCCAGAAGATTCAGGTACGCGGCATGGACGTTGTTCTGTACGGTCGCCTCGATGCCCTTAAAGCCGGAACCATCTACGACATCAAGTTCAGCAAGGGCTATGAGCGTGGAAAGTTCTATTCCAGTACCCAGCATCCCACCTATATGCTGCTGATCCCGGAGGCCCAGACGTTCTCCTACCTTGTCAGCAACGGCATGGATGTCTGGACAGAGTGCTATCGCCGGGATGAAACGCCTGACATTCGCCCCATCATTTCGGACTTTTTCGACTGGCTGGATGCTTTCGGTCTGATGGATGTGTTCAAAGAACACTGGAAAGCCTTATGACCGGGCGGCTGGTGGATATGAGCTTCAGCCTGAACCGCAAGCAACGGATCACGCTGGAAGTTGATTCTGATTTCCGAAGTCTGTGGGACAAGCTGAATCAGGAGCCGCTGCTGGACATTGAAATCAAGAAGCACCGCAACAAGCGCAGCCACAGTGCAAACGCCTACTTCCATGTTCTGGTCAACAAGATCGCCGCCGAAACTGGCGAATCGGACGACCTTGTGAAAGAGCGGCTGGTTGTGGCCTACGGCACGGTTGCGAGAGATAAGGATGGCTGCACCGTGGGCTTCAAACTTCCGGTCAGCGTGGATGTTCACGACCTCTACAAATACACCCGCTGCTTTGATGTGCGGGAAGAGGACGGAAAATGGTTCAACTGCTACTTGGTTTACAAGGACACCAGCAAGATGGACACGAAAGAATTTTCACACCTGATTGACGGTGCGATTGATGAAGCCAAGGCTCTGGGTATCGAGACGGATACCCCGGAGCAGTTGGCCCGGTACAAGGAGGAATGGTCACGATGAAAGGCCGAATCGTCATCTGCGACTACTGCGGAACGCCCGCAGACTTCGTAGACAGTTCGGTGGTTTACCACGGCCACAGCTTCGGCATGATTTACCTCTGCCCTCGCTGCGGTGCCTATGTCGGCGTACACAAGGGGTCTGACAAGCCCCTTGGCCGCTTGGCAAATTCGGAGTTGCGCAACTGGAAAAAGGCAGCTCATGCAGCATTTGACCCGCTCTGGAAATACGGTCCCTACCGTGGCCGCCGGAATGAGGCCTACCGCTGGCTGTCCGAGAAGATGGGCACCCCGATTGAATTTACGCATATTGGAATGTTCGATGTGGACCAGTGCCGCAAGGTGGTCCGCATCATGCGAGAAGAAAGGAACCAGTTATGGAAGATTTGAACGTCCAGACCATCGCTATCCCGGTTGAGGAGTACAAGGAACTGCTCCAGAAGCAGGCCGAACTCAGCCTCATTTATCACAAGGGTGCAGTCGGCAGCGTTTACGACATTGGTAACTTTGTGCTGGATTTGATGCTTACAGTTCATCCGGAGCTGATTACCAAGCAGGAGGACACCGATGCTGAATAATTGCACATTTCAGGGCCGCTTCGCTGCTGATCCTGAAATGCGGACCACACAGAGCGGCCTGACAGTTGCCAGCTTTCGCATGGCCGTTGACCGGGATAATGTCGGTCAGGATGGCCGGCGGGCTACCGATTGGCTGAATTTCGTGGCATGGCGTAAAACGGCAGAGTTCGTTTGCCAGTATTTCCGCAAGGGCAGCACGGCTCTTGTGGAGTGCCAGTGCCAGACCCGCTCCTACGAAGACAAGAACGGTCAGAAGCGCACCGCCACCGAGTTTGTGGTCCAGAAGATTCACTTTTGCGGCCCAAAAACGGAGCAGCGAGTGGATGATGGCGGTGAGGCACCGCCGCCTGGCTACCAGCAGCCGTCCTATCAGAACCAGCAGCCGCAGCAGATGGGCTTTTCCACCCAGAGCCAGCGGCAGCAGTGGCAGGGCGCAAATGCCGCCTCTGGCACTGTGCAGTATTCGCAGGGCAGCCCGGATGATTTCTCTGAAATTGACGATGGCGATGACCTGCCGTTCTAAGGAGGTTTGAATGGCAACAGGTAAGCGGTACTACTGGATAAAACTCAAAGATAGCTTCATGTCCTCGGACGCAATCGACTACCTGATGAGCCAGCCAGATGGTGCCAACTATGTTGTTCTCTATCAAATGCTCTGCCTCAAAACCATAAACACGGGCGGCTGTCTGGTGTCAAAAATCGGAGAGATGCTCATTCCCTATGATGTTGAAAAGATTCAGAGAGAATGCAAATGGTTTTCTCTGGCAACCGTCCGTGTGGCTCTTGAGGTGTATAAGCAAATCGGCCTTGTTTTTGAAAACCCAGACGGAACGCTGTCGATTTCCGATTATTCGGAAATGATAGGCAGTGAAACTGACTGGGCGGCCAAGAAGCGCAGGCAGACACTACAAGCCGCAAATTCTCCTCTTTCCATTGGGGAAAGTGGTAGGGACAC